AAGTACTTATCATAAAAATAGGCCCCGTAGGGCCTATTTTAAAAGTATGTAAGTTTAAACTTAACTGAAGCTTAGGTTGCCTGCATTTACTTCTACTTTTTCCAAGTAGTCAGCTGCATTACCTAGAGACGAAGCAGTGTTCGATAGCTCAACATATCCATAACGTGTCATGAACGAAACTGTTGGTTCGAATGTACTTGGATCTAGGACAACACCTGAAGACATAAGTGGGATGTATGGGCAATAGAATGCTGCTGCATCTGATTCACTTGAACCTTTGTATCCAACTAGTACATCATCATCTGATGCATATGTGTTTACGTAGATCTTCATTGCGTTGTTCAATGTACCAACCATTTTAGTGTTAGTTGGTGCTTCAAAAGTACCTTCAGTTGTACGTGCAAATGCTGAAGTTGTAGCACTTTGTAGAACTGTTAGGATTGCTGGTGATACAACTGCCCAGTTACCTGCGCCACGGCGTGTACGCTGTGCGATGCGGTTAGCTGCACGGTTAACTAGTACTGCAAGTGCAGCATGTTCGTCACCAACAAAAGTTGCTGTACCACTAACTGCTGCTTGGTTATAAGTATCTGTACCTGTACCAGCTAGTGTGTTAAGAGATGCTAGGACCTCTTGGTCAATCTCAGCAGTAATCTCTTGAGCAAGTGCTGCCATGATTTCTGCTTCAACGTCGATGCCGTGCTGTGACTGTGCGTCTTGTGCGGCTTCGAATGTCCAACGTGCTGATAGCTTACGTGTTTTAGCTTCAACAGTTTGCTTCATGATCTGGATACTTAGTCTGTTTCCAGCTGCGCCTTCAAGTGCCGCTGTTGCATCTGCTTTTGCAGTTGTAGCGTTACCTGAATATGCTTCAGCAATTTTGAACGGTGATAGTGCTTCTTCACCAGCAACTGCGCCTGATGCGCCTGTGCCTGCTGTGTCGCTGTAGCGAACACGTAGCGTGTGAATTTGACCAACTGGGCCAGTCATTGGCTGAACACCAACAATTTCGTTAGCGATAACAGTTGGCATAACACGTCTGATCACTGGGAGGATCACACGGTTAAGTGTTGCGATGTTACCGGCAGATGTAGCACCAGCAGTAGCGGTTTCAGATAGATAACGACGAGTGTTTTCTAGTGCTGTTGCCATTACAGCTTTCTTGTTGCCTTGTAGGCCTTCAAGTAGTGCGTTTTTCGTATCCTGCCAGCGGGATTCTAGTAGTTCTGACATTGGTTTCTCCTTTTATAATCCAGCTAGACGTTTTAGATCGACTACATTGTTTGAGTCTACGTCTGCTTGTATGTCATTGATTTGTGTTCTGTTGCCTGTTATTTCTCTGCCTTCTGCTAGTACTGCCTTCTTCTTCGCTGGACTATTATCGTTGATAACCGATGGTAGGTATTTGTCAAACTGTGAGCGTAGCTTTGTAGTTTGTACCGATTCCAGTAAGTCTGTCATAATATCACGTTGATCTTTACTCAATGGTGAGATCAAACTACTGATAATATCTTTGCGTGAGTTTGACTCAGTGATCATTTTGACCTCATTTGTCTTACTTTCTGCAATCTTAATTGCTTTGGCTGCTGCTGTACGTGCTTCTACAATCTGTTTATTTTTTGTATCTACAACTTTAAGCAGTTTTGAGGTTTCTGAATTCTCATTCAAATAACTCATTTGATATTCGTTAGCAAATGCTTCGAATAGCTTGCGGCCAAAATCGTTTTCACGTGCTTGATCAATATCTTCTTTAAGTGCTGAAATTTCTTTCTTAAGTCCTTTTGACACTGCTTCTGATACTAATGCTGCACTTTTCTTAATAAAGTCTGATTTGACTTTGTTAACGTGAGCTTTGCCTTCACGTACTAAACGTACTTTTGTTTCGGCAAGGTCTTTCTTATCTTCGTAAAACTCTGCAAGTTCTTTTGCAAGTGATTCTACTACAAACTCTTCTAGAGCAACAAACTTGTCAGCTGTTACTTTTTGATCTGAATGCAGTTCTTTGATTTCTTTTGCGAGTTGCTCTGAAACAAAGTTTTTCATTAGATTGGCATTTTTACGCTGTGCAACTGCATACTTGGCTTTCGCTTCTGCTAGTTGCTTACGGTCATCGTGGAACTCTGCAATTTCTTCTGCTAGTTTTTCACTTAACATTGCATCAATGGCTTCCACCATTGTTGTTTTGTCATGTGCATACTTTTTAGCAAATTCTTCACGTAGTTCTGCGGTGGCCTGTAAACGATTTTCGTTTACTTTTGCATTCCATGCTTCTTCTAATTCTGAACGCACCTCTTCCGATAGTGCTGAGTTTTCGAAGAGTGATTTTAGTTGGTCTAACATTTCTTTATATCCTCTCCTAGTTAGCGGAGTTTGCTTATTACATCTAATAAGCTCTCTTTTAAATATTTCTGTGCCTTTTTGTCGCCTTGTAATTCCCTAGATGCTTGGAACGCCTTATAACCTCCGCGGGTATTCATAAGGTGTTCGTAAATTGGTGTTGGGTAGGCGCCCGGAGCACTAGGCTGGGCAACTACATCTACAGTAATGATTTCAAAGTCAGTAACGTTGCCGCTACCATCTTCGCTTACATTACCGCTACCACGCGATGAGACGCCTAGTTTAACTCCGCTTTCCAGCATTGTTTTAACTAGTTGTCCCATCGGTGTCGGTAGTATTTTTAGTTTACCATAACCGTTTGGGCCATCCATCCACATATCTGTAATCATATGGCTTACGCGGTCTATGTTAATATTAAGTCCTTCTGGATGATCTACTTCGCCTAAGACCGAGAAACCATTTCCAATTTGCTCGCTGAGCGTGGTGACAGCCCTGCTAATCTCATTTACGGGATAAACACGCTGGTTAGCGTTGCGTACTCCTCCTTGAATGCAAATACCTTTCATATAAAGATCTTTGCCGTCATTAGCAGACTCAACAATCACTCTGGCTTGGTCAAAACTCAAACTCTCACTTAGTAAATTCATCATCAGTCCTTACTTTGCTCTTTTTGGAGCACCGTTTAGAGGTGAACTTGCACCCTTATCGGCTGTCTCTGGCTTTGACTTCTTTTCAGCGCCGTGACCAGGTTGTGCAGACATTTTTGTCGCACCCTTTGCACCAACAACGTTTACGTTCTTGGTATTCATTGGCTTTGCTGTTGGAGCAGATAGTCCACCTTGTGTTCCGCCTGTTCCGCCGTCGCCGCCTTTAACTATGTTAGCACTTGTGCCGCCCATATTGTTTGGCTTTGCAATTGTAGATTTTGTGTTTGCGCCGTTGTCACCCATTTTTGGTGATACTTTGTCTGCATATTCACGCATTACTTCACTTGCTGATTTTGCTGTTTGTGGCTTACGTGATTCTTCAACTTCTTCGTCTGCTGTTTCAAATGCATATGCTTCTTCTTCAGCTTCGTCGTCGCCTTCTTCTGAATCCATGTCCATTGGCATTTCGCCGTCCATGTCCATTTCGTCTTCGTCGCCTTCTTCACCAGCTTCGTCGCCCATCATGGCTTCAAATTCTGCTTTTAATGCTTCTAGCTCGTCTTCTAAGTCAGCAACACGATCTTCTACGTCACCTTCTTCGCCGCCCATGCCCATGTCATCGTCGCCCATTTCTGGGTCCATGTCCATGTCCATTCCGCCTTCGTCATCATCAGATGGCATTTCGATGTCCATTGTCATGTCGTCAACTGGATCACCTTCACCAAAGAAGCCTTCTTCAACTTCTTCGTCTGTGGTTTCATCTAGGTCTGCATCTTCGTCTAGTTCTTCATCTTCTTCTACTTCTTCGTCAGATGCTTCATCAACTTCTTCATCAGTTGTTTCTTCTACTTCATCTTCGTCTTCTAGTAGTGATTCATATATATCTCTTGATTTCTCAACTACGATTTCATGGAAAAGTGCTTCTGCACCTTCTTTGTCTTCGTTTACGAGACGCTCAAGCATTTCTTCAAACTTATTGCGATCAGTCATGTTATTCTCCTTTATTAGCAAGGCTGTCTATTATATTTACACTTAATTGAAAATATAGGTGTTAAACGGGCTCAAAACAGCTCGTTTTATAGTTATCTTATTGAAAATTCTTATTAAAATCTTCAAATGTTATATGTGTTAGGTTAGATAACTCCCTTAAATGATCTGGTATATAGTCTTCTAGGGAAGTTAACACTCTATAGTATTTAGTTTTTGGATGCTGATTTATACACATCATTGTTTGTCTTTGCCAGTTTCCATAATAAGTTGCTCTATCATTAGCTTTTTTATAGTTTTTACTACCTGCATATATATTGTTAACTAGATGATTGTTGTCACCACTACCAACATAGTCAAATCCTAATACATATATTTCGTTATGTTCTTTTTGAGATGCAAGTAGCAATGCAGTTGGACCACTACTCCACCCTTTGTTTGGATTCATAATATTTATATTAGGAGTTCGCTCTGTTAGTTTATTCCGGTTGGACCAAACACTGTGTTTTGTTTGAAATAACTTTTCACTAAGTTCAATTATCATTTTAGTGTCAACGCATACTAAATGATCAGGTACAAATTCTCTATATAACGCATTGCATCCATACGTTATACCTTTTGTTTTTAATGTTTGTAGATTAAGAGACTTCCTACTAGTGCCATTACCTAGTACAAACGCAATTTTATCAGACATTAGACCCCGCCGGCGGCTGCTTGTGCTGCTAGACCGTACATTTGTCTAACATAGTTAAGATCCTTGGCTTTTTGTTTAGTATGAGAATCAGCTGCGCTGCGAGCACGATTGATATCTTTTAGAGTCAGTCTGCTTTTACGACTGTCATCAACTTTAACAACACTAGTGTCGTCTTCAGCATTATAGGTATCGTCCTCTACCGGTTCCATTGTGTCTTTATCAAAATAATATAGTTCTCTAAGTATCATAATGTATTTATATCGTTTGGGCCGGATTTTGTGCCGGGTTTGCGCCACCAAGTTCATCTTCGGTGTTGGTTAATGGAGGCTCACCAGTGCCACCATCAATGGCATCTTCGTCTCCGCTAAGTTCGTCTTCAAGTCCGCCAAAGTCGCCTGCTAAGTCAGCACCGCTCATTCCGGCACCTCTCATTTCGCCTGCCATATCGTCTGTATCTAGATCAGTTAAGTTTTCATCATTTTCTTCACGCCATAGACGTTCGTTTTCTGCAACTTCTTCTTTGCTCAATCCTAGGAAACGCTCCATAGCAAATCTATTTGAGATATAAGGTACGCCGGCCATTGAAGTAAATGTACTGATTCTGTTATTATCAAGTTCTGCTTGTCTGTATGCTGCAAAGTTTTGCGGTGGTGTTAGTCTTAAGTCAAACATTGCATAATCAATATTTGCACCTTTGCTTTGTAAGAACAGTTTAAACTCTTTGTTAAAGTCTTCAGCAACCATATCTTGCAAACGTTCGCAATATTTGTTAAATCTTAACTCTTGAATGTATGCTGTGCCCACACGTCCATCATTGTATTGCGAAGCGCCGTCATCTGCTCCAGTTGGTAAGTACGAACTTGGGATACGCAATCCGCGTACCAGCTTATTAGTAAAGTATCTAAGGTCATCAATCTCGCCTAAGTTAGTTCCGCCTGGCAGTGTTTCAACTTTTGAACCACGTCCTTCAGCAGTTTGTGGGAAGAAGTAGTCTTCGTTAATCGACAATGGATTATAACTACTGTCGATGACATTTGTACCTCCACCTGTCTTACTTGGGATACGTCTTTGATGTATTTCAGTTTTAACACGTTCAACAAATTGCATTGCAAGGTGCGAAGGCATGTTGCCCACATCAACGTAGAATACTCTGCGCTCTGGCGCACGTTGTACACGA